AAGTTTAGTGCTTTACATAGAGGTGTTAAACAAAAGCTAGGTTATGATGCAGCAGTTAATTATACTTATGGTAAAGGTATTCCTGATATGGTAGGTTTCCTTAATAAGAAGGCAGGTAAACAATTAGAAGGTTTAATAGCTAAAACAGATAAACAAAAGATGGATGCTCAAATAGAGTCAAGGCAGAAGTTTGTAGATAATTTAGACAACCCTGCTACTGAACGAGCTTCTGTTGAAATGGAAATAAAAGATTTAAAAGCTAAGAAGAACAACATTGAATATAACCCATTAGGTGGAGTTAGACAGTTTAAGAGATGGGATACTAAAACATATAAAGATGTAGATTTAGATACATATAACACAGTAGATAATCTAAGAACCAATAGAGAAAAACAAAACATAATTAGAGAACTTACTGATGATAAACAAGGGCTTTTAAACTTAAGGAAGTGGGCTTTATGGGCAGGTAGAAGTGGAGACCAAGCAGGTAGAACTGCTGGTACTAATCTTGCTATAAGAATGCAGAATCTATTTGGTGAAGAGAATGGATTTGGTAAAAACCGTAGATTAAATGAGAAGTCTATAGAACAATACAATGAAGTTATAGATGCTATGGAAACAAAAGGTCCATCTAATACACGAAACTTTAATAAAGCTCAAAACGAGTTATATAAAGTAATGTCTAAGTTAATGAAAGAAGATAGAGCATTAACAAAAGAATTACAACAGGCAGGTTTATTAGATAAGTTTGACATTGAAGATAGTTTTGTACCTAGAAGATTTCAAATAGAACCAGATAACATTCGTATGAATCTATTTGGTGATAAGTATAAGATTAAGTTTGGTGATGCACCTATTAGACAGAAAGCACCATTAGCTGATAGAGTATACTTTAAATTAACAGCTGAAGGTAAAGACCCTATCTATATCACTAGAGGTAAGAAGTTAATTAAAGGTCAGAAGAAGGGTGAGAAAGGTAAGGGAGACCCATTAGTAGCAGTAAATAAAAGAGTAGAAAAAGATGGAGAAGTATTTAAATTCCAAACAGAACCTGGTAAGACTTGGGTTAATCGTAAGACAGGTTTAGAAGAAGTAACACCTGATGGTGTACTAGCTAGTAAAATATCAACTGCTGCTGCTAAACTTAATGATGGTAGAGGGTTACTTGGAACTAAAGATACTATTACTATAGATGGTGTAAACTATAAAGTAGAAAATATATCTAGAAAAGAGATGGCAGATAACTATGCTAAAGAAGTAGTACCTGACCATTTATCATCTCTTATTGATTCTGTTAATCAGAAAAGACAAGTAATGAGAAAAGATATGTTTAGTAAAGCTTATCTAGAATCAGCATTTGGTAAAACTAATGCTAGATTAATTGATTCAATAGATGCTGGACAAGGTAAGAAAGGAGCATATGACCCAGCTAAACCTGATAAGAATGTAGCTGAAAGTAATTCTGAATTCTTAGAAAATAAAGGACGTAGAACATCTAGAGACCAGTTAGAACCTATGAAAATAGATTTGAATGATGCTGGGTTACCTTTATTTAATAAGTATGCTTTCTCTAAAAGAGCAGGAGATATTATATCTGATAACTTTAGAATCTATGAAGAGAAGGGTATTTTAGGTAAAGTATCTGATACACTAGTTAAGAACATGATGATTAACCCAATACCTCATATGCACAATGAGTTAATTCACTACTACTCTACATTAGGATTCTCAAAAGCAAACAAAGCAGCAGGTTCAGGACTATGGGATATGATGTTTGGTACTAAAGGTTCTCAGACTAAATGGTCTAAGGATGGTGAATGGGCATTTAGACAAGTTATGGAAAGAACACCTGAATATATTAAACTTATAGACCAGGGTGCATCTTCTATGAGTGTTAATGTTATTAACTCTAGAAGTTGGAGTAGAATACAGGAACAAAATGAGAAAGCTTTCTGGGAACCTCAAATAAAGAATCCCGGTCCTATGGGTAAAGCATACAATAAAATATATCCTTTTGCTTTTAAAGCATCTAAAGGATATGGTGGGTTATCTAACTATGCTCAATACTCTATGTGGACTATGCGTGATATATTATACATGCAATTAGTTAAACAGAAGATGGATTCTAATACTAAAAGTAGAATAAAAGATTGGCAGAAAGGTGGTAGACAAGGTCCTAAACCTGTAGAAGATATGTTACAAGCAGCAAAAGAAGTAGAGTTACACATGCCTACATATAGATTACCAGAGACTATTGGACCAGAAGGTGTACTAGGATATAAGATTACAAGAGCTATAGCTAAAGTATTATCTAATCCAGAGGTAGTTATTTTTGCTAGGTATAAACATGGTATGGTATCATCTGGTATGAATACAGGTAAAGATATGTTAGCAGCATTAGACCCTATATTATCTAACACAGGTAGACCAGGTAAAGTTATTAGAGATAAGCTAGGTTATAAAGATATAGCGTTAGGTAGAAGTACAACAAAACAAGTAGCTGATGGAGTTAACTCAGGTTTATCTTTAGCAACTGCTATGTATATGTTGTATCCAATAATGGATGGATTATATCAAACTCTATTTGATGGAGACGAATTGAAGTTAAGAAGGGCTGGTATTCTACACGTTGCTGAAACTGTATATAAAGTAGGTACAGAAGAATCACAGTTACATAACTTAAGACAAGTTCTATTAACTATTAATCCTACACTACAATTAGCATATGAATTGATGATGAATCAAACTATATACAATGACCAAGCTATATATGATTTAAATGATTTAGCAGGGTCAGGTAATATAGAAGACTTTATAGCTGATGTATCTATTAAACTTCGAGATTCTATACCTCAAGCAAGTAACTTAATTAATGCTTATGATGAGGGTGAATCAATATCTGGTGATAAATGGTTAGCTAGACAATTAGATGCTAAGACTAAATCTCATAGACAACTTCTGAAGAAACAACAAAGAGCTGCTAAAGAAGCTTTAAAAGATTTGAATAAAGCTATAGCAGATGGTGAAGAAGATTTAGAAAAGTATTTAGAAGACTATTGGAGAGTGCAACCTTACTATTCTATATAAAAAAACAGTGCTCTAGAACCCTTATAAACAGGGGCTCTAAAAAGCACTATTTTACCTCAGACGCATTTTAAGAGCCTGTGTTGAATCTAGGTAGGTTACCCTACGTTGACCCATACCAAGCTACCTGAAAGCGTAATATTAACACATCAATTAAACAGTAATGTATCAATCTTTCATCGTGTTTCTGTTCTGTAAACTCGATACCAATACCTACTCCCATGAGTGGTCCCACTGAAAATCTCATAACGTAACTCCTAAGTAATTTAATATTCCTAGTAAATAAATACACAATGCTACTAAGTTCATAGCAATTAATGATGTTTCTTCCCATACAAATGATACAACTATCCAGCCTAGTGTGGCTGGGATAGCTACATATAAGTTTAGAGGATAGATATTATATGCAGTTAATAACATACTACATATAATACCTAGTGTTGATAACCACTTAACTAATTTCACAAGCATTCCCCGTACAAGCTAGTGTTTGACTACCTTCTGTGTTATCTTCTTCTTCTCTAAATGTACTCCAATCTATACTAGAAGGAGTAGCTACAAGTAAGTTTTGATACTCTTCTTTAGTACACTCTTGATATGGTGCTTGTTGATAAGAGTGGTCTGAATGAGGTAAGAAAGAGATACCTGATATCTCATCAAAGTATTTGTATACCCAAGCTCCAACTTCCATCCATTCATGTTCCCTTACATTGATAGTAACACTAGGTTTGTGATTACAGAAATGTCTCTGATAGATTAACCAATTCTCTAGTTCTTCTAGTGCAGTCCTATCATCTCTAGTAATAGCATTAGTAGGAGATTTGATAGGGAAAGAAAACACTGCCGTACTGTCAGGTCTAAATGCTTCGTCTTCTACTTGAACTCCTTTATCTTTTAGGAACTGATATATAGAGTCCTTCTTATCCATTCTTATAGTACGAATATAATAAGGGGAATGACGAGAATGAATGCCACTAGCACTATCAACAAGCTGAGACACGGTTCCTGACGGCTTGACGCAAGTGATGCTCTTGCTTTCTTCAATGCCGAGTATTTTTGCATACTTTTTATTGACCTTATTGGCTTCATCTCTTAACTCCTCTAAAAATTTAGGGTCTGGTTTTGATGTAATCTTTGCATCCATAATCCCTGTTAGTGATACTCCAAGTAATCTTTCTTCTTTAGTATTCTTTACCCATTCTGCTGATAGGAATTGGAATTTAGTAAGATTAGATTGTAATGTACCAAGTATTGTTGCTAGTCTAATTTTATTCTTAAGAGATTCTTTAGTATCGTTAGCTCTAACTACAACTTCAGTTAGGTTACAGAACTGTTTATCTCGTAGGATGATTTCTGAACAAGGGTTAGTACCATAGTTTAAATCAGGTTCTCTACCTTGTTTAATAGCTTGAGATTGAGATGCTACTCTATTGAATATACCTCTTTCTCCAGATTTAGATTTAACAAGAGATAACCATTCTTCCATGAATACTTCCATATCAGGTTTCTCTGTATATGCAACTGAATTATTAGCTAAACCTCTATAAGCATACTCATTATACCAAGCTCCCATCTTCGCTTCTCTCATTCTCTTATCAGTTAGATTAGATAATGAAATTAAAGCAGAACGTCTAACTCCTCCAACTACTACAATCTCTCCAACCATACAAACTATATCATGTACTTCTAATGAGGTTAGTTTACGACCTTTAGCAGCAATGAATGATTCTACTACAAAATCAAATAGTCTTTTTAGAGGTTCTGGACCTGATGCTCTACCACCAAAGGTTTTAAGACGAGCTCCTGCTGGTCTAACATTGGAGTAATCAATGGTTGGTATGTCTCCTTCCCACAGAGAAGATAGAAGTTTCTTAAACGACTTCGCCCAGCCAAGTTTGCTGTCGCCAACAACAATAGTATCAGTAGTAACACTAATATCTTCTGGTATCGCAGGTAATTTACTAATCTCTTGTCTTTCACAACTAAATCCTACTCCTGTTCCGTTCATTAAGATGTATAAAGCTTCACTAAAAGCTCTCTTGTTATTCATGGCAAGATAAGAACAATTATATGCGGCAATATTATCTCTATCACAAGCTTCACCAGCACTCATCATTAATCTCATTGAAGGCATGATGTCTAAGTTAAGAACTGCCTCACGAATCTCTTTAAACTCTTTGGTTAAGCCTTTGTTTTTGCTCTGTAAATAATTAACCATTCTATCTACAGTTTCTTCCCATGTTTCTCTTCTATTTTGTTCAGGTAGATATCTTGCATATCTTGACAATGCAATGACATCTTGGTATACCGATGGTAGTTTTGTTTCCATTATTTTTCGTCCTCTATGTTATCGTTATATATTTAGAATACTTTTCCATATCTTCTTCGATATAGTCTTGTACATATTCTACTAGTTCTTCTGATGTTATACCTAATAAATCTATAAGTTCTACTTCATCTAATTTTTTTAGGTGTTCTAAAATTTCGTGCAATGGTATTATATTATGACCGACCATGATTAGTCCTCCACAAATTTAGGTTTTTGAACTCCAACAAAACCACAGGATTGTTTATCTGTTGGTTCAAAGTCAAATGATACATCACTTTTAAAACCTATTGGCATATATAGTTTATCTTCTAATTGGCACATCATTATCTTTGCAGTAGTACAATTTTGTTTGTAGTAGTTAAGAGCATGGTCACAGTTTACAAAGTGACTAACATAAACTAAATCATCATATGAGTCAGTGTATGATACTGCCATAACAAAGTTACCAACTCCAACCTTATCTGCTTTAACAGTTCTAACAAACATAAAACAAATAGTTAGAACCATTACTACAACTAATAAACTTCTGATAGGGCTCATATCTTATTCTCCTCTTCATGTATCATCATCTGTAAGAAGTGAATAGCTTTCTTTAAATCTTCTACTCCACCTTTACTCTTATACCTAGTAGTATATTTAATAACACTACCTTGTAAGTAAGATAAGTTATTAGCAGTTATATATTCTACAGGTTGTATAGCTAGATTTTTATAGTGGTCTCCTGCTACTTGAGCAGTCAACGGACTATCCCAACTGTCATCCATTATTGTCATTATTTTCTCCTTTGGTATTTGGATTTAAGGTAATGCATTGGTACTGCAATCTCATCAAATGCTCCATCTACTACATTGTTAAGAACATATATACCTCTCCAATGATTATTTGTTTGATGGTTTAGATAACCTTCATCATGCATGTAAGATGCACCATTGATAATAGCAGTCATCTCTGTACCATCTGCTTTCTTGCCATATGCTATATCTCTACCCTGTTGGTGTCCTGCTACACAAGACATATGTTTCTTGGTGAGTAAAGCTCTAGCTGAAGTAACAGGTCTACCCATTATACCAGAGGCAAAGTAATGACAGTATGCAACTCCATCAATAGCTTTAACTTCTAGGAAAGGTATTACTTCCCAACCAGCTTCTTCATATCCTAAATCATCCATACTGATAAGACCTTCAAGCTTTCTATCATACTCAATAGCAGTATTAATTCTAGCTTCATGGTTACCTAATGTCAGTATCATTTTAGGTTTATACTTCTTAAGTTTCTTTTTAGTTAGCTTCTTATTGAGAGCATGTAAAGGTGCAAGAAGGGTTGCCATCCCCTCCTTTGCTGCCTTAATATCTCGTTGGTATGTTCTACCTTCAAAAGCTTTCTTACCAATGTCATAACTAGATAAGCTTTCCATATCAGCGAAGTCTCCAATACAGATTATAACATCAGGTCTTTTGTCAACAATGTACTTTCCAATCCAAGTTAAGTAATTATCATTAATACCTGGTTTGAATTGTACATCACCGATTACGAGGTGTTGTTTCATGAGTCTAAATTTCCTCCATTAAAGTTTTGCATTTCTTGCAAATCAAATTCTTCTTGTCCAGTCTTGATTACACCTTCTCGTATAAGAGCTTTGATAGCAAATGCTAATAAGAACTCTGACTCAACAGCATCAACTTTAAAATCAAAGTCCATACTCCCATCATTGTTCTCTTTCAAGTTCTTAATTTCCATATAACATCTCCTTCAAATGTTTAACCCAGTCCAACCTAAAGTCTAGCCATTCAAAACCTTCTTTGTCTGCCCATACTCCATAGGTTGTCTTACTGCGTTTGGTTATTTTATTAGATGGATTCATGAATAAGAATATAATCCTTACATCAGGATTAGATGCTTTAAAGTTCACCATCTTTTGTCTTGTTGCTATGTCTAACTTACCTTTAGCTTCAAGGTAAACATTCCGTCCTATCTTGAAATCAGGACAATACTTACGAACCTTCTCTGGTTGAATAAACTGTATAACATCTGGTTCATATTTAACTTGGCTCCAATGTTTCTTGAGTATCTTCCAAGCATTCCTTTCCAACTGACTCTTGAAATTTATCAAATCTATCCCTCCATACATCATCAATTGAACGCTTCATCCATACGCAACTAGCGTTGCGAATGAACTCTTCGTCATCAGAATACAATTGGTGAACTACATCAAACATCTCTTGTTCTGTCGAACAACCTCCTAATAACTTGGTAGCTTTCACCTTACCGTAGTTCTTAATTCCAGGTATGTTGTCTGTAGTATCACCCATTATACATTGCACAAAGAATAATCTCATGCCTTCAAGTTCTGTCTGGTCAAACCATTTGTCAGGTCTCTTCCAGTTCTTACCAGAGATTTCCCAACTAAAGTGTTTACCAGGTACTTGAAGTAAATCCTTATCCAGTGTAACAATTACAGTATTCTCATCTTGATGGATAGCCATTTCATCATCAGCTTCTAAATCATCTCTAGACATTTCTGCATCCATATGCTTTAACGCATACTCCTGCAATTCTTTAAGATGAATAGGCTTTGGTGCAGTACGATTAGCTTTGTAGCTAGGCATCACTGTCTTACGGAAGTTAGTCTTTGAAGATATAAAACCTCTAAAGTCAATAGCGTCAGTCTTCTTCATAAGACCTTCCAGTAATTGTTCAGCTCTGTATTTAGCTATACCAAACCCATCGTTCTCGGCACTAATCGCAGAGCGAAATAGTACCAAGTCCATGTCGATGAGAGCTATCATCTAGAAGGGTATATCCGATTTCATCTCGGCTATACTTTCTGGTTCCTTGATAGGAGTGATAGGGTCTAGACCTAAGACAAATCGTTCATAGACTTTAGCCAATTGAACTACTTCATCTTGAGATACAACCTTACCTTTGGTAGCTAACGTTGCATTAGCATTAGTTAGACTAGATTGTCTAATGATATAGACTTGAGTCTGAGCTCGTTCGTCTTCTGTAGGATATGAATTACCCCTTGCAGCAGGGCTAGGTGAACTAGCTTTAGGTGCACTAGCACTAGGTGCTTGTCCATCTGCTAAAACTTTAGTCCACTGCCAGTATCCATTGTCATCTTTAACAGAGTCAATGTTTACCTTGTCACCCTTTGTCCATGTCTGTGCAGTTTTAAATACATCAGGATGGGAGAAAGACATAAGCTTTTTGTTACCAGCTTGTCCAGCTTCATTTTTATATGTTACTTCTACTGATTGATACTGTCGTCCGTTCTTTGCAGAATGAGAGTTAACAGTTCCAACATCGATTACTTCTATTTGCATATAAGTCTCCTTATGGTTAATTTAATTCACCCCAGTTAGTACCTACTTGAACATCAACTCGTATTGGTAAGTTAAACTCTTTACCAAATAGTTTATTAAAGTTTTTAGGTACATCCTCGAATGCACTTGTTACAACACTGATAAGTTCATCAGTGTTTTGTACCCTCTCATCATAGTCAATCATAATACTATCATGTACTGTGTTGACTAGCTTAAGAGAATCTAATCCCTTGAGTCTGTTAGCTAATGATACTCTAGCTATACTCATTAGGTCTGCACCTAGACCCTGCACAGGATAGTTAAGTATCCTTGTTCGTGGTAGTCTAGGTTTACCTTGTGAGTTAAACTCTGGTTGGTAATAATATCTTCTGCCAGTAGGCATTTCTAGATACATCTGTTGCTTAACAGTATCTTCTAGCTCTTTGTGCCATGTCTTAAGTCCAGTGTATTTCTCATAGAACTGGTCTATAACCTTCTGCCAATAATGTTCATTACCTATATCTTTAAAGTTATTATCCATACCATAACTGTAAGCACTACCACCATAGATTAATCTAAAGACAAAGGTCTTTGCTATTAGTCTAGTAGGTAGCTTAAATCTTTCTTGGTTATCAGTATGCTGGTCTACTTTGTTTAGTATCTCCGTGATAGCAGTCTTATCTTGAGATAAGTAAGCAGCACATACCCATTCAAGGGCTTGTACATCTGCGTTTAATAACATATTATAGTCCTGTTGTTTCTATTAATCTATGGTTATAAGCAATGATAATACTCTTTCTTAACTCAGCTCTAGCCTCTGGTTTGAGTAGCCCTAGTACTGCATTAGGTCCAAGAGATAGAATCATATCACTAAACTCATTTGCTGTGTGATAATGATGTCCTTCTTCCAGATGCTGTTGCTCATTCATATCATGTTGCTGTGAATCTACACTCATTATGTATACCTCGTTGTGAATAGTGATTTAATCTCACTATCAAAGTTTTGTAAATTAGGTTTGCTACTACTTAACCTACCTGTTTTTGCTACACACTGATTGAGCTGACCATGTAATAAATTGTTAGTCCAACCCATAGTGTCTGATAAGGCAGGTACACCTATGTAATATGTACCTCGTCTCTTCTCTAGTGTAGCTCTAGTTAAGAGTATCTTAAGAACTTTCATAGCTTCTTCATTGCCTTGTAATCTTTGTAGTGTATCGTCATTAGTTTTGTATTGACCTTCTCGTTTAAGTTCTGTATTAGGTAGAGGGTCAAAGAGTTTATCTAATCTAAATTCTTTATCAACCCACTTATACTTATCTTCACCCACTCTAGCACCACCTTTGTATACACCAGCAAGTTCTTGAACACGGTATGGAATAGTCCCACCATAAAGTAAACAAGATAAATGAACATTACTACTGGGGTTAAAATGCTCAAAAGAATGATACTGATAAAGTTGTCTGTCGAGTTTTGAAATTTGCTCATCTAATTCATCTCCTAATGTTATTGAATGTTGATACTCATACTGTAGTCCATTGTATTCAATGTCTTGTAGTACAAGTAAGTCTTGGTTATGTAAACTAATTAATCTTTTCTTGTTTACATGTTCAGGTAATTCTAATTCTTTAACCTGTT